AGGAAGCCGTTGGAGAGGAGGCCGGGGGACGGCAGGTCGGTATCACGCATGATGTATCCTTAGTGGTTGTATGGGAACTGGTGTTAACCCAAACGAATTGCTTTAACGTCGCCGTTTCAGCATGGAGGCCCGACCGGTTGGTCGAGTGTTGTATCGGTCATGCCCACAGGGGTCTTTGATCGATTCGGCAAATGCCTTGGCCTGTACGGAGGCCAGTCGTTTCTTCTGATCCTGGGCGATGCTCTCTTGGAAGTGGCGAACCACACCCTCGACGGCATCGACCCTATCGTCATGGGTGAGCGCACCCCGGGCCATGCTGATCTTCGCCAACTGATGGAACAGCGAGTAGGACTGCTGGAGGCTTGGTGCGTATCGCGCGCAGCATTCCCTATCCTCATCGATCACAGCCTCGTCCACCAGCAGTGCGCCACGGCCCATGACTGGAGCCAAGGTGTTGATGATCCGCGCTTCCTTCTGACCCGTGACGAGGTCGTCATCGATCTGGCATTGCGCGAACTTGCGGAGTACTGGGGTGAAGGCTTGACGGAATGCCCCGAAGCCCATGTTCTTCTCGATGGTTACCCCATCAATCTTGAACTTCGTGATACGCTTCGCGAGTTCTTCGAGCTTCTCTTCCTCGTATCCACCCGGGATACCACCTACACTCAGGAGGATCACGTTCCCGTTCAGGAACGCGCCAACGGCGTAGGCGGTCTCATCCCCATTGGCGCCCCCAGGGGCGGGGTCAACGTAGGCCCAGATGGACTGGAATAGGGCGGTTTCCTTGCTCGTCTCATGCGGGATGGAGAGCTTGAATGGGAAGTCGCAGACCTGCTTGTCCACCCGGTGGGTGTCGAACATGCCTCGAACCACGACGAGGGGCATCCGGTGGCCGTCCGTAGACAGCATCACGAGCTTCTCGGGCTTGAGGGGATGCCTCATCGCGTCGGAAAGCGTGGTGTTCAGCATGTGCTGCAATTGGAAGTAAGCCTCGCCTTGGTCGAGTTCCTTCTTCTGAAGGGTCTGCTCGTCCAGGATCATAGGATCGATAGCCTGCCCTTGATTACCCAGGGTGCCACCGCCCGATGCCAAGGTTGGGTCGATCTGTAGTTTACGCTGGATACTGGGTGCGAGGTTCGCCCCGTAGTATTTGCGCTGCACCTCGGTCGGGTATCGGCCCGGCCAGATGCGGATGGACACACCGCGTACCGCCAACGAGTTGTAGATCGAGTCCATGGTCTGGGGAGTGCCCAGCCACAGGATACGACCCGTGCTGTTGATCGAGGTGAAGTCCTTCGTGATGTGCAGGAGCTTAGCCCGCTGCACCGCGGTCGCAGAGTTCTTGCCGGACTCCACGTCATCGGCGATCAGCAAGTCCGCCCGCTTACCCTGTAGGTTGGAGTCGATACCAACGCAGGCCACGGATGGGGACTTGTCTAGACCCTTTAGGGAATGGTGAACGTCGAAGGCCTCTACTGACGTGCGGTCGCCCGCCATCTTGTCTGGGCGCAGGCATTCCAGCACTTCCATGGACATGATGAGGCGCACGATCAAGGTGCTGATCTCATTCGCCTGCGTACCACCTGCGGAGATAATTAGCACCCGGTGGGCCGGGGAATGGATCAAGCACCATACAGCGAAGAGTGCCGCGACTGTAGTCTTAGCCTGCCCACGCTGGGCCTGTACCATGAGGTACTGCGGCCCGTGCTCCATCCAGTTACCAATTTCGTGCTGGATGTCCGTGGCACTAAAGCCAAGTTCGGCCATCCCATCTTCGAGGAAGGGGATGAAGGATGAGTAGTGGGCCTGCAGCATGTGCAGCTTGGCCCACCTCATCTTGGATTCAGTGACGCCTTCCGTCATTGCATCAGCCCGCCTAGATCACGATCAAGTTGCTCGGCCACTTCGTCGATGACGGACTTGGACAGCCGGCCCTTTGCCCCAGAACGGAGCTTGGACAGCGAGGCACCCAGTTCGGACAGGGCTTGGTTACTCTCCGCGTCAGCGGTGATGTTGTTGTTCTTCAGGAAGGTGATTGCTGCCATGATGTGGGCAGCAGAGGCAACGACCTTGAGGCCATCTTCTGTCACCCCGCCCTGTACTGCATCCGTTAGGGCAACAGCGACAGCACCGTGGAGTTCGGCCAGGGTCGCTTCAGTCGCTTTCGACATCGTCAACCTTTCGATTCGTGACCCATCGGGCCATCGTCCGGAGGCTCTTGATGAGCGCCGGCAGCTTGATAACCAGAAGGCAGAGGGTATAGCCAATGGTGAGCACGAGTGCCCAGGTCTGGAGGGACATACCCAGGATAACGACAACCCCAACGCCAACAGGCGGGGTCGCCAAGATGGCGTCAGAGATATGGTCAGTCATGGTGCTTTCGCGATCTTGAATTGGAGGCGGTTTGCTGTGGACATCCCGATGCGTTGGAGAGTGCCCGGGGAGAGTAGCGTACCGATGGTGCGTTCGGTCGCGTAGCGATCGCGCTGTTGTCGGTAATACAGCGTGGTGTCATGGACGTATGCGAAGATCACGTCCGATGCCGCGTTGTTGAACTTCCGGGCGTCATCCACGGCACACTGGCAGGAGGTTGTCCCATCTAGGTCGAGTGTGGTGTAGGCTGCGAGGAAGGAATCGAAGTAGTACAGGTGGCTTCCGCTTACCGTCTGATAGGCGAGGGTAACCTGCATGTTCGTGTCGAATGCAAGCGCCAGGGTGAGCACCCCATCCACCGGGAGAGTGAATGCGGTGATCCCCGACTCGGGGGCTACAATGATACTATCACCCCCATACGATGCCGTCCAGAGTTGGATTTGCCTTCCGGCTTCTCCATCCCCGATAGCGGTGCCTCCCAACACAGTAGATAGGAGCGGAGCGTATGGCAGGTCTGCCGGGGGCAAGAATGCCGCCTGTACGGGTGTCGCTAGGACTGTGTTGAGGGGCAAACTCATTATCGGCTCCAGCTATATCGGAACACTAGCGTGAGGGTCTGGGTGTTCAATTTGGGGATGGGCGTAGCGAACAAGTATTGGTAGAGCTCGTAACCCTGCATGTAGATGAACTGCATGCCCCCAATGCCGCCAGCATCCACCGCATCTGATGGTGCAAACACAAAGGTTTGGTCGATGTAGTAGTTGCCGGGAGTATACGAGGGGGTACCCGAAATCCCACCAATGGTGAGCGAAGTACCTGTCAAGTTACCGGTGATAGCACCTAGTGCAGCATCTGATCCCTTGACACTCTGTACTTGGACATTACCGACTTGCAGATCATGTATGTCGAAACGCCAGCTACCCGCAACTGCGATTCTGCCCGTCCAGCCATAGGAGATGCTGTTGAGGGTCACAGACCCGGTGGCATCTGACACAGACGGCGTGACTGTCAAACGGTAGTACACCGTCAACTGGTCAAAGGACGTGACGGTCAACGTGGTGGGCGTACCAGAACCATCAACGATCAGAGCGCGGCTGAACAAACCCGTGCCATTACCAGTGGCAAGCCCGACACCAACTTCTGCCATGTTGCCTACTACAGCACCCTGGGCAAATACATACACATTGTCATTCTGACTTGCATACGTGGGTGATCCAACATTCGTGGTTGTGGTGACACCCGTTTGATTGTGTGCAGCAGTGAATGCTACAAGCGCCGTCTGACCAGCAGCTACCGCGGTCGTTCCGGTACCAATGGAGAGTTGTGGCGTAAGGTTTACGAATACTCCAGAGGATGGGGACAGCGAGGTGCCAATGTAGTCCAGACCCTGATCCAACACCATGTTATCAAACCAGTCCGTATCCTTGGTGACTTCACCATCACGAGTCAGTACCATTCGGTACTGCCCCGCAAGTTTCATGTGTACATTGCTCATGCGAGAGTTCCTGATTGAATGATTGGGACAGGCTGATTCATCGTGTCACCATTTACGGTGCGCCTATCATAGGTGATGTAGCTGATGGTTACCACCAAGGTGCTGCCAGATTGGATCGTTGGCACGGGCTGATTCAGAGTGTCCGGATTGATATCACGCCAGTGCTCATAGAAGAGATCAGAATGAGTAACCACCAATGAACCGCTCTGGATGGTTGGCACGGGCTGATCTAGCGTGTCTGGGCCTACATCACGCCAGTTTTCATACGATAACCCATCGAAGACACTGATTAGCGAACCCGACTGGATCGTCGGGACGGGAGACACTAGCGTATCCATGTACAACTGTATGATGCTGCCGTGATCAATACCCGGCGTGCCAACGTTAAGGGCATCCTGTATGAATAGTGGGTAGATCAAGGAGGTGAAGAACTGCTCACACTCACAGGCAGGGACACGCTTTGCGAGTTCCTCGCCGATCTCCACAGCGGCAAAGAACGCCCACCGGGAACCAGGGTCCATTCCATCAGCAGTGATGCGTGCAGCATCCGAGAGGGACTCCACATGCACATTCCGTGGAGTGTACCTATAGACGATCAGACCTTGAGGCGTTTCCGCCAGGGTACTAAAGTCCATGTACAGGGTGTAGTCCCCGATGAACCTGAATGACGCTGACGCCGTGTCGTGCGGGTCACCTGAATCAATGGTGACTTCTTCCCAACCCGTCGTCAGGAGCACCATGGCGCGCACGTGGGAACGCTCGATGTAGCCACCAGAGAACTGGAAGTTCCACGAGGTTTCTGCCCAAGGTGCGTCAGGCCCCCAGCGGTTCTGGGTATTCTGGATCAGGCCAATTGTGTTCAGTGCCGTGGCAGGATCGGGCAGGATCGTCTGATAGACGTCA